ATGATGAGTGCAGTTTCTATTCAGACATGCCCTCGTAGTGTAGTGGATAGCACAAGAGATTCCGGTTCTCTTATCGTGGGTTCGAATCCTGCCGAGGGCGTTTTTAGTATCCTATACAATCCGGATAAGATTCCTCAAACTCAGTAACATCAAGGGTTTGAGGAATTTTTATTTTTAGCGGAATCCTAAAAAAAACTATAGAATTTGAAATAATTTTGCATGAATTTTGCACGAGGTTGTCCTAACTATATAGTACTGTCATAGTGTCATCAACTTGGCGAGATTCCTTTTGTTCCATCTCATCTAGGACATGGGAATATCTTTGTAACGTTGTAACTATATCTTTGTGGCCAAGACGACGAGAAATATATTTGATGTTTACTCCATTGTAAAGTAATATAGATCCATGAGTATGTCTTAAACCGTGACAAGTTATTTTACTGATGTTTGCTTTTTTACATAATGATTTTAAAGTTTTATTAACAGCACCATTTGACACAAGATTCATTGTTGTATTAACGAAGCATAAATTTTTCTTATTTCTTAGCCCTGTAGTTAGGGCTTTTTTTATTTGTTCATTTTTTAATTGTTCAAGAATATCACAAGTGTTTTGGTCAATTGTAATTGTACGTTTCGAAGCATAATTTTTGGTATCTCCAAAATCTTTTTTATCTGTAAAATCCCAAGCCTTATTAATGGTTATTGTTTTATTTTTAAAATCTACACAATCCCATGTCAGACCCATAATTTCCGAAAAACGAGCTCCTGTTGCTATGGCGAACAGAATTACATATCTTGAGATATATCTAATCCTTAAATCTTTCTTTGTTTCCTCCACAAGTTTCTTTACCTCATCGAAATCCAAATACTTTTCTTCTTCTGGTTGAGCTTCTATTTGACCTTTTACAATTGCTTTATAAGTAGGGTCCTTTGTAATCACACCATCCTCAATGGCATCCCTTAAACAAGCTTTAATATATGTGTGTCTTTTTTTAACTGTCTCAGTAGCGTAATGAGGCGAAATTTCGTTGATAAAACGTTGATACATATCTCTAGTTAGGTCTTTCAATCTGACGCCTACAAAATGCTTTTCAACAAGTCTTACGGAACGTTCAATGTTTAATTCATGCCACTTGCTATATTTTCCTTTTTTATATACTTCAAACCAGTTTCTCATGTATTCCGAAAAGAGTTGATCAGCAGCATTTATGTCATATCCCTTGCTGTATTTCTTTTCGAGATCTGCAGCTGCCAATTCACATTCTTTCTTTGTACGAAAGCCGCCTTGTGTTTTTGTTTTATATTTATCTCCATCTTTGTAGGAAACACGATATCTCCAACCATTGTCTAATTTCTGGATGCTAGCCATTATGATTCCTCCATAAAATTGTAAAATAATTTCTAAATTTATTATAGAACATTTGTTCTTATTGTGATACTATTATTACATTAATTACAAATATTGCATATATTAATTACATTTATTACATGTTATGTCGAATGGTGTAGAACGAAAGTACTATATGTCGTGAAGAATGTCACACACATACTGGAAATTAGATGTTAAAATTGTTTTTAAGTTAACAACAATGATGACTTTTAGTCGTGAGTAGGACAATAAATGTCCACTCGTTAATACCTACTCCTTTTTGATTTCATATAAATCTTCCATAGATACGCCTAATGCTTTTGAAACATTTAATGCATTTTCAAAAGACATAATTGTTTCGTTGTCCTCCCAGCGATGGACTGTTTGCTTTGTCTTATTGATTCTCTCTGCAAGTTCTTGCTGTGTCCATCCTTTTCGGCGTCTATGGATCAGGAGTCGGCATTTACCGACTTTATAAGCCAACCAACACCATTCCCTTTAGGAGCTGAAGATATTGAGCAAAGAAGTTATAAACATCTCCGAAATTATTTTAATTTTACAAAACAAAAATAAACCTATCGGTCAATCGACCGTAAAGAACGAACATAAGCCATGATACCCTTTAATTCATTATCGGATAGTTCCATATCATCCAATTTTATATCGTATTTTTCTTTTAACTCTTCGTCAGTTAAGTTTTCAAGGTCTTCAATAAATCGCATGTTCTTCTCAGATTTTATAGACTCCAGGTCAACTTCTTTCCTACCTTTAAAAAAGTAGCCTGGGTCTACTTTATATATTTCTGCTGCTTTTAAAATTAAATCAACACTAGGTTGTTTCTTATCATTTTCTACCTTTGATAAAAAGGAAGGACTTATTCCTAATACTTCTGCTGCATCCTTTTGCTCCAAACCTCTTTGTAATCTTGCTTTTCTAAAATTCCTTCCGAAGTCCATATCAAACACCACCTTAATTGTTAATGTACTACAATGAAAAAACCCTATCAATACCACAAAAATTGACCTATGGGTTAATTATTTCCAAAAACACGAAAAATAATATAAAAAAATAATTGACTATATGGAAATTGTGTAATATTATTGACCTATAGGGAAATCAAAACGAAGGAATAACACGGTTATTTTTTTTACTTCGTGATTGACCTATAGGTCAATTTAGGAGGTGCACAAATGGAAAATAATTTTAATTTGCCACCAGTTTTAACAGCGGAGGACATCCAAAAGTATTTAAACGTTAGTAAAAGCAAAGCATATAATCTTTTTAAGCTAAAAGGTTTCCCAACAATCACCATTGGAGGAACCAAAAGAGTGAATAAAGATGATTTTTTAAATTGGTTAGAGAGTCAAAAAATCTCATAGGGAGAGAACAACATGGGGACAACAAAAATCTGGTGGACGATGAAGGATCTAGAGCGAGTCACTGGCTACTGTGACGATTGGTTAAAAGAAAAAATCCTTCTTCAACCTCATTACAAAAAAATTCTCGATTTAGAAAATGGGGGCTTTGTTTATTATCCCGAGAAGCGTGGGGAAAAATGGTTGTTTATCGCTTCGAGGATGCAGGAGTTTTTGGAAAAGTACTTTATTCAAATATTTGCGAGGTAAAAGAAGGTGAAAATAAATGAACCAATTGCAAGATAAGTTGAATATGTACAGGGACCACATTCACCAGTTAGAAGAATGGATTGAATTAAACTGGAGCAAATTACCGGACGGTGTTAAACACATAATATGTCGTGGAGAAATCGAGTATAAGGAAAAAATTAAACAATATGAGTTATGGGCAAAAGAAGATAACAAGGCTGATTAAGCCTTCTCTTTTTAGCTAAGTTGCGAAATTTGATGATGAAAAGAAGTTCTAATTGAAAGGGGTGATGCATAAGTGAGGTTGGCCAAGAAATATCCATTCGAATTATTGTTCATGGCAACATTCGCTTCAACAATCTTAATTTTCGCTTTAGGTTCTTGGTAATCAAGAAAAAGGAGGATTAACAAACATGCAAAGAAACCTTGTATTTATTAAAAACGATAAGGCTGTAACTGATTCACTCACAGTATCAGAAGTTTTTGGAAAAGAACACAGAAGAGTTATGCAAGATATTAGAGATTTAGGTTGTAGTGAATTATTTAGACAGCACAATTTCGTGCAGTCCACTTACGTTAATCAACAAAACAGAGAAATGCCACTATATTTTATGAGTCAAAAAGGATTCACACTTTTAGTAATGGGTTACACCGGTAAAGATGCTATGCAATTCAAAGAAGCTTACATCGATGAATTTGAACGAATGGAAAACCAATTAAAACAACCTAGGGTACTATCTGAAAAAGAGCAGCTAGTTGCTTCCATGAGACTGACTATCGAAACATCTGAAGAAGTAAATGTTTTAAAAGGTGAAGTAAAGGAGATTCGTGATATGGTCCAGGAACAAATTACTCTTGATCATGGCGAGCAAAGAAGAGTTCAAAAAGGTATCGGTCAGAAAGTTTATGAAACTACAAACGATACAAGTAAAAGAAAAAAACTTTTTGCTGAACTTCACAGGGATATCAAAGACCGTTTTGGTGTTAGTAGCTATAAGGATATTAAAAGGAAAGATATGCAATTAGCATTACGATACATCGACGCTTGGGTACCTAAAAAGGTGGTCTCATGAAACTACATACTAAACCGTCAAAAAGTGAGTATTTAGGTTTATTAGTTTACGAGGCTTTATTAGTTCAAGAAATTGAGATTCATAGCAAAATATTTGCAAATAAAGGGGATGTACAAGCCTTAAAAGAGGATAAAGCAGCAGTATCAATCCAAAGAAAACGAATGAAAATAAGATTAAAAAATTAGCAGTAAGGTACTTCCGATACCATACTGCCTCTAAACATCGATAACTTATTGTACCATTTTTCAAATCAGTTGTAAAAAAGGAGTGTTTCTCTTGTCAGAAGTGAAGTGGATAAAACTAAACACTCACATGTTCGAAGATGAAAAGATACGTATTATCGAGCAAATGCCCGAGGCAGATACAATACTAATCATCTGGATAAAGCTACTTGCACAAGCAGGTAAAACAAATGCTAGCGGATACATTTTTCTTAGTGAAAACATTCCTTACACAGAAGAAATGTTAGCAACTATCTTTAATAGGCCAATAGGTGTTGTGAGACTTGCATTATCGGCATTTGAAAGGTTCGGAATGATTGAAATAGATAACAAATCCTTTATCAGTATATGCAATTGGGAAAAGCATCAGAACTTGGCAGCTCTTGAAAAAATACGTGAAGATACACGAAAAAGGGTTCAAAAACATCGAGATAAACAAAAACTTTTAGGTCAATCTGATGTAACGGAAGATGTAACGTTACGTAACGCAACAGAAGAAGAAAGAAGAAAGAAGAAAGAAGAAGAAGATATATATATACCTTTTGTTGAGATAATTTCCTATCTCAATGACAAAGCTTCTAAAAATTATCGACCAACGATTAAAAAGAATCAAACACCTATAAAAGCTCGATGGAATGAAGGTTTTACATTTGATGATTTTATCAAGGTAATTGACATCAAAGTTGCTGAATGGATTAACGATCCTAAAATGGCTAAATTCATCAGGCCCGAAACCTTATTTGGTAATAAGTTCGAATCATATCTAAATCAAGAAAACATTAATAACCAGTCTCCTAAAAAGGAGGATTTCAATTTAGATGATTAGTAAAAAACAGACCTTTGAAATCTTGTCGCTCATAAGGGAGTTTTACGAACAATTCGAAATAACACAGCCTAAGATTGACTCCTGGCACCTTGTACTTAAATCATACGACTTTGAAATGGTTAAGGAGAATTTACTCAAATACTGCAAAACTAACAAATTCGCTCCTAAAGTTGCAGATTTAATTCAAGAAAAAACAATTGTCCTAGATCGTATGAATGCAATACCGAGTGTTGAAGAAACACATGAGTATTTAAAAACATTAAATCGACCTGAATACAACAAAGAAGACCTCCAACAAATCGCAGAGTCGAAAGCAGAAATCAGAAAAATATTAGGGATAGGTTGAGATATATGGAGGACCTTTACTTATACAGCGTAGAAGCTGAACAGTTTTTGCTTGGGGCGCTTTTGCTTGAACCAGAGCTCATAAAAGATATTAGAACTAAACCGACTTACCTTTCACCCGGCAAACACAATAACTTACTCTGGACCATGCTAGACCTTGATAAAAAAGGTATACCAATAGACCTTGTTTCAATCATCGAAAGAGTCGGAAACGATAAAGTCGACAAAATCGGCGGTGTTAGTTATCTTCAGGAGCTTGCTGGAAGCGTACCAACTACTAAGAATATTGCTTTCCATGAAAAAGTCATTTATCAAAACTGGCAAAAACGAGAAGCGATTACCATTGCCAACAAAATCAAAGAATCGGCAATAAGTGAAGAAGCTTCTGAGGTCATTCAATCAGGAATTAACGATTTAATGCATTTGGAAGATGACGAGGCACATGATGATGACGGATCTATCAAAGATGACCTTGTAGAGGTTTACGGGGAACTCGAAACACCAAGAGGAGATGTTACTGGTGTCCCAACTGGATTCACTGAGTTTGACAAAATGACATCAGGATTACAAAAGCAGGACTTAGTTATTGTTGCTGCGAGACCTTCCGTAGGTAAAACTGCTTTTTGTTTAAATATTGCTGCAGGTGTATCAAAACAGGATAAATACGCTGTAGGTATATTTTCTCTGGAAATGGGAAAAAAACAGCTGCTAAAAAGGATGTTATCTATAAGCGGTAATCTTGACGCTCAAAAAATTAGGACAAGCAACATCAAAGGTGACGATTGGGGCAAGCTCACATACGCGATGGGCACGGTCAGTAGTATGAATTTACGAATTTTTGACCGCCCAGGCGTAACCGTTAATGAAATATGGTCCAAGACTCGGAAAATGAAGCGTGAGTTTGCTGGGAAAGACATCGTAATAATTGTTGATTATCTCCAATTGATTCAAGGTAGCGCAAAACATAGAGGTAATCGCACACAAGAAATAAGTGAGATTAGTAGATTACTAAAACACATGGCCCGAGAATTAGATGTTTGTGTAGTGGCTCTAAGCCAGCTATCAAGAGCCGTTGAACAAAGACAAGATAAACGCCCTATGATGTCAGACATACGTGAATCTGGGCAAATTGAGCAGGACGCGGATGTAATTGCGTTCTTATACCGAGATGATTATTACGATAAAGAATCTGAAAACAAAAACATAATCGAAATCATCTTTGGAAAGCAACGAAACGGACCTGTCGGAACTATTTCGTTAGCGTTTATAAAAGAATACGGTCTGTTTTTAAACTTGGAAAGACGATTCGAATAATGTATCCACTCTGGATTAGGTTGGTTTATAAGGGACTCGGTGAACAATTAGGATACACAGGCAGTGTAACTTCCAGGACAAGCTTAATCGAGGTTGTAAGAAGGTTAGACATTCAAGTTTCAGATGTTCAGAGCTTCTCAATCAATAATGAGCTGCAACCAAAAGAAGTGATACACAGGTTATTCGAGGAAGTAAACAAACAGAAGGGATGATCAATAGGTGTTAGCCGAAAGATTTCAACTAGAAGAGGATTATTACCGCAGTGAACTGTTGAAAATGGGTTACTTTAAAACACCCGATGGAAAACAGTTGTATGAACTCAATCTCAGTGAATTAGAACAAATTTATGAGAATGAGAGATTCAAAAACGAAAATAAAAAATGAGGTGAAGCAAATGGGTATCTTATACAACTCTGTGATGGCTCACCAAGAATTGAAGAAGAAAAATGTAATTAGTCGTTTATCAGAACTAGGGGTTAGGCAAAATCGTGAAGGTATCGACATTCATCAATTAGATTACCGCGAATTAGTAAGACTACTTGCTTTGCAAGAGTTTCGTGATATCGATTCAGAAAACGATTCTAACAAATGGTTTTAGAGGAGGGAATAAATTAATGACTAATAAACAAAAGCAAAAAAAGCGGTTGGGCAAGTCTATTGCCCGCCGTCGGAACGAATTGGATAAGGCAAGACTTGAAAAAGCGTGGAGAAATATCTTTGTTAAAAAAGGGATTTTAAAAGATTAATAATTTTCGGGGGTAAAGATGAACCTACAAAAAATGTACGAGACTCAAAAGAAACTTATCAATCGTATTGAAGTTGAGCATCCATTAAAAGAAAAAGAGGATAGATTTTCAAAGAAGATCCTCGCTCTGATTGTTGAAGTAGCAGAGTGCGCAAATGAAAATCGAGGGTTTAAATATTGGAGTTATAATCAGGAACCAAATACAAAAGCCTTACGCAAACCAGCCATGATGGAAGAAGATAAAGAATACTACAATCCGCAGCTTGAAGAATACGTGGATGGCTTACACATGGTACTGGAACTTGGGATTGATTTAGATATTAACCTTAATCATGAATTTAAAGCATATCATCCTTCCAAGTCGCCTGATGCAGATAATGTTATCCAGCAGTTACTAGACATATTTGAACAAATTGTTTATGTGCGACATTACGGTGTTTCAGCTTATCACGTTTTAGTTGATATGTATATTGGTTTAGGTGAATTACTTGGCTATAAATGGGAGCAGATTGAACAAGCATATATCAACAAAAATGAAATTAACCATCAAAGACAAGATAACGGTTATTAAGAAATGAGCGAAGGAGGGGTTTTGAATGGAAACCATACCATCCAAAATAAATATAAATTTTGAAGATATTCCAAGTGAAAATAAATTAAAAATCGCATTACAAAAACAATTAGAACATCCATTTTATGATAATGCAGATGCATTTCGAGAAGAAATCAAAAAAGAAACGTTAATTAAAGCTGCTAAGAAGTATGATGAGCCTTTCAATCCCAATAGTTGGACAATTGAACAGCTAGCAAAACATGCGATGGCAGAGAATTATGATCAAACAAATTATATATACGGTATGTATGAAAGGCTACAAAAGCAAGAAAGAGAAGTTGAATTACTTAACCTTGGATTCGTTGAAGCGATCCGACTGTTACAAAGTGCATTGATTGTAAAGCCCCATAACAAAGACACGTATATCAACTATGCTTTGGAAATATTGACGAAGACAAATACGGGGAAATGAACAAATGAAAGAACAAGTAGCTATTCTTCAGTCATGGGACAAGCTTACATTAGTTAAAAGAATTCAAGAATTAGAAAAGAGGGGCTTTGAGTGCGCAGCCCCTATCAGTTCAACGAAAAAGGTTACAAAGCTATGGAACTATCGGAGAGAAAACTATCAGGCGTACCGACGAGATTTTAAAGGTACCGCGGATCATGTGCTGCATAAGGTCAAAATGATTAGAAAGGAGTCAAAGTCGTGAGAGATTATCTTAATGCGAATGAACGGAATCAATTCATGGTCCTGCAATCAATTGTCCAGATGATGGACGGGTTAAGAAACAGTGGTGTAGAGGGACCGAAAATAAGCAGCATGTTAGAGGAATGGAAAACCAGAGGAAACCTAACAAAAGATGAACACCGGAATTTAAAGACATCCGAAACATACTTAAGGAAATTTTTATCTTCTGTCTATGATCGATTAGGCCAAAAAGAGCAAGAAGTCATCATGAAGAAAATAAACAAATTTGATTTCAAGCTAATCGATGACTATACCCTCAAACAACTGGACCGAGATATTCAAAATAAAGTAGCCAATGCAGTTATGCCTAGACAGCAATTTTATGACTGGTGCTCGGAGATTATGGACGTGAAATGCAACGGGTGTACGAAGGATTGGCAAACTTGCGAGCTGCATCACATGTTTGAAAATAATTTAGTGCCGGAAAGTGGATTTGATTGTGCGAATTGTAAGTTTGCCTACAAGTTAGATCATAAAAGGGTTGATAAAAGTGAATCCAATTGAGCAACTAAATACCATTATTGCCAACCAAAAGACTGTATCAACAACTAAACTTTTACCGATAGTTAAAGCATTTACAAAAATGTACAACAACACTGTCCAGAAGATGAACAGCCAGAAGAATACGATTAATGAATTAAACAAGAAATATCAGCATGCAAGCAAAAGAGCACATGAACGAAAAGAAATGGCCGAACAACATGAACGGTTAAAAGTACATCACAGGAATTTAGAAAGGGAATATAACCTTTTACTGGAGAAGCTGAAGGATTGAAGTAAAAAGCGACATAAGGAGGTACGGAAATGAGCAAGAAATTTCTCCATTTACCGATTGAACAAAAGATACCTTTAACTAAAAAATCAATTCAACAGGAACTAGAAATAAATGAGGGTGGTTATCCAAAACATGTATCTATGAATACTGAATACATGCTTGAGATTTTTGAATATGTAGAAGAACTTGAAGCAGAAAGACATCATTTCGAAAAGTTGTCTATTGGATACAGGCAAGCGTTACAACAAATTCACGATACCGCAAGTAATGAGAGTGTGGATGAATTTATGAGTTATGGATATGTCGCAAAACAAGCGTTAGAAGAAAAATGAATGTAGATTTCATGAGTTATCTAATGGGTTTTGTGCAAGGTGTGTTTGTTGTTTTGCTATTGTTTAAGGTGTTTAGGAGGTAATGGAATGGATGATAAATTAAAGGATTTGGAAAGCCTTGCAAAAGGGATGGAAAGCAACGTCTATACTTCATGTGTTATAAACATTTTCCCGCAGGACATTGAGAACATAAGGTGGGCAATAGAAACAATTAAAAGCCACCAAAAAGAAGTTGATAAATTGCATACCAGACGTATTAAAGAGTTGTTTGAACTGTCTGAGATGGATGAAGAAAAGCTAATGAAATATGAGCAAGTATTAAAGTTTTATGCAGATAAAGAACATTATAAAGTCTTTGGTAATCGGTCAAATGGTGAATACGAATACATTCATATTGTTGATATGGATGAAGGCGAAAAAGCAAGGAAAGCATTAAATATTTAATGTTGTAATTCGAAAGGGTGAGAAAATGAACTTAATTTTTGTTCTGATAGGTGGAATAGCATTAGGTATGTTGTTGCAAAAGAAAACAAATTTTCTTTAATTGGGAGGGCGTTATGGACAATGTAGTTGATTTAAAGTTATGGGAAGTTCACGAGTTCCCTTGGGGTTGTGCGGTTAAGAAAAGGAATGGCAGATGGACACGAGTTATTATTGGACAACAAACAATAGATGTAGAAAATATAGGAGTAATTTTACACGAAAACGGCATTGAATTTATTTAGTTTTATGTCGCACTTCGAACAATTTGTGAAGGAGTAATATGAATGTCTTATGAAGAACACATTGAGTCAGTGATTAAGTCATTGCGTGATTTTGCAGACAATAAAGAAACGGATTTAGTGTTATTGAAGAATCATCTAGAACAGATCGTTTGCGACATCAACGAAGAATTAGCGGAGCAAGGAGGGGATAAATCTTGTTAAATAGAGTCTTATTAGTTGGCCGCCTTACAAAGGACCCAGAATTACGTTATACACCATCTGGAGTAGCAACAGCAACATTTACATTAGCAGTAAACAGAACGTTTACGAATCAATCAGGAGAGCGTGAAGCAGATTTTATCAATGTAGTGGTATGGAGAAGACCTGCTGAGAACGTTGCAAACTTCTTAAAGAAAGGTTCACTTGCTGGAGTAGACGGAAGACTCCAAACACGAAATTATGAGGGCCAAGACGGGAAAAGGATTTATGTGACTGAAGTAGTCGCAGAATCTGTACAGTTTTTAGAGCCTAAATCTAATAATCAAGCAAACAATTAATTAGGAGGAAAACAATGACGAGGAAGTCTACAACATTAAAGACAAGATATGATTACCCGAATGCTATTGGGTCAATCACTTGTACCAAATGCAAGCGCACCAGCAGCCTACCAGCGAATTATTGTTGGAAGTGCGGGAAGGAACTCGAGGAACATCAGAAGCGAGGTATAAAACAATGAGCAATACAAAAACAGTGCCTAATTGCCCTAACTGCAACACAATTGGAACAGTCTTAAGACACAAAGGAACTTTTGTTAATCTGGAATGCCCATGTTGCAAAACAAAGTGGCAAACACTTTCAGAGAAATGTCCAAGTTGTGGGAAATCAAATGGTTTTGCTGTAAAAGGTGAGTGCGGTAAATGCTATTCAGCGAGATATTAGGAGGGAAACAAAAAATGGATTTCGATACAAGATTAGCTATTATTAAATCGAATTTATTTGGTAATGGAAGACAGTTCATTACTAATAATGATGTTGCGTGGTTATTGGAAACGGTTGAAGAGCAGCAGAAGGAAATTGAACAGTTAAAAGTGGTATCACAAGCCTATGAAGCTTGGAAATTAGCAAAATAAGCTAATGATTGAATATTTATGCAAGAAATGCGATGTGTCTGAAATGGAAGTTAAAGTTATTCCTAAGAAAAAATGCCCAGTTTGTAAATTACTAATGGACGCAATCGAAAGGGAATAAAAAAAAGCCAGGAATCACTCCCAGCTCTTAGTATTTTCGCCTATAAATATTATAGCATGGGAGTGGTTAGTATTGGTAAACCAATTAGTATTTGAACTACCAGAAATCGACAGAACATTAACGCGAGAACAAGTCGAAAGACATCTAGAGCACTACAGACTGTTATTGTTAACTCAACCAGAAGAAAAGCTCCCAGTGATCACACAACAATTTTCAATAACACCACGTAGTGTCACGAATGCTTTCAGTTCTGAAACTGAAAATTTAGCCATTGAAAAGGTCGATAAAGAAAAGGCCATTGCAAAGTTTATCGACAGAACAAATAAAGCAATTAACAGGCTCGCACGTCAAGAAAGAGCCATCATCATTAAAAACTACTGTGATAAAGAGAATCTATATAACTATGAGATTTACAATGAACTCGGCATGAGTGAAAGGCATTACAACCGAGTTAAAAGCAGAGCATTTTATCATCTTGCCTTAGCATTACGATTAGAGGTTTATGTTGATGACCAGGTGGTGTTATCCTCATGAACTTTGTACAACCTATCAGGGACCCAGATATGATATTTGAAATCAAACGCTTCTTGAGAGAAAAAAGCGAAAGAAATTACATGATGTTTGTTGTCGGAATCAATACAGGGCTAAGAGTATCTGATATTCTTCAACTAAGGGTAAGAGATGCTAAACGATCATACTTTAATATCATTGAAAAAAAGACTAAAAAGAAAAGACGTTTCGATTTAACTCATCAGCTTCAGGTAGAACTTAAGAGATACATCGAGGGGAAAGAGGACCATGAATACCTATTTCAAAGCCGTAAAGGGATTAATAAACCAATAGGTCGAAGCATGGCCTACAAGATATTACGTGAAGCAGCAGAGTATGTAGGACTAGATGACATTGGCACACACACAATGAGAAAGACATTTGGTTATCACATGTATATGAAATATAAAGACGTAGCTTTGCTTCAGAAGATACTTAATCACTCAGACCCAGCATTCACCTTAAGGTATATCGGAATCGACGAGGACATTCAAAATAAGGCAATCAGAGGCTTTAGAATTTAGACTCACCTATTCATTAGGATGAGTCTTTTTTATTTGTTTTCTATACAATTACCCTTATTAAGTGAGTGTGTCATTCGTTGTCTGAATATTTACCTATGACAGGAGTATCAATGCTTTAATGGGGCTCTGTGAATGAATCAAAATATAAGATATGGGTAATTGACTGAAATAATATGCTATAATTCAAAAAGGATATTTTTAGAAAAAATAACAAAAGATTTACAATAAGGGGAGATTCACTTATGGCTAGAAAATATGTTAGGTTCAACTACTTTGAGGTCCAATTAGTACCAGCTGATGCAGCAGTGAGAGCAGATTTAAATGATGAAGAGGTCAATTACACAGCAGACCCTTGGGATATGTCTGCATTTTTAGATTACCTAATGACTAATAACGAAACATTTAGAACCACAGTTCCCGTAGGTGATGAATATGCAGAGATAGAGAAAGATACATATGATTACGATAGAAGAAGAGATGTTTACAGCTTTCAGCTTTCTAAACTACGTGAAAGCAACATTCCTTCTAAGAAAAAATTCGGTGAAATCAAAGAAAGTATATTATTGGATCAAGATGAGTATATCGGAGAATTTATTAGCTTTATTTACGACAACACTTACCAAGCCGCAATCGTACAATCAAACTTATATGGATTATCAATTAAACAAACAGAACATGTACTCACTGAATTGAGGTTCAGATACCTTGACAGGTTAGGTAGAAATGAAGAAATACCACTTGTCGTAAGACTGGCACCAATTATCGACCGATCCAAAATCCAAAGAGTAATTAACTCCGATTATTACAAAAAAATCAGAATAAAAGGTTCAGATGTAATGTTAGACGCAGCTCTGAACGAAGGCAGTCTAATTAGCGAGGCTCGTAGACTCTTAAATGAGAGTTCCGGAGTAAACATTGACTTAACAATATCGTTAGGAAGGTCCGAAAGAACGGCTTCTTTGGATGAGGCTGTAATTCGAAGAGCTGTAAATGATTTTCAACAAATAGCAGGAAATTTACGTCCACAAATTGAATTAACAGCATTAGAAAACGAAGAGGCTGAGATTGAGACGATAAACCTTATTGAACCAAGGATGACAGATAGGATAGGAATAGAAGTTGAACCAAGACAAACAGTTGCTCACGAATATCTGTACAATAACTTTATTGAATTGTATGATACAAGAAGGCAGGATGTTAGAAGGGTTTTAAGGACATAGAAAAAATTGTGGGTGAGGATAAGTGAAAAGTGAAAGGAAATTAACTGTTGCTATCTTAGAAAAGTTAGAGGATCTTTGGGTTAGACATTCCGTATTGTGTTGCATTATCTTAGGTTTAATAACAGGTTTCTTATATTATTTTGGTTGGATTGTTAATATTAGAAATAGTACGTCTAATGTGGTTACCTTTGCATCGATTGTAATAGGAATTATGGGTGTTTTTCTAACCTTGATAATTACATTACAAGAAAGCCCTGCATTTAGCAGACTTGGGAAATACTTACCTGCAATTCAGTCTAATCTTTACAAAAGTCTTCGCTCGCAAATTAACTACGGTTTGATTGTTGTTATACTTTCTTTAATAATCAATAGTTTGCCAGCTGCACCAAATAGATATTTAGCTTCGATTGGTGTTTTCGTCTGGTTTACTTTCTTTTGGTTAATGACACTTGGGTCGTTTTATTCGGTTAAATTAATTACAGATCTTATTGTTAAGAATTTTAATATACAAACCAGAACTCCTAGACAATAGGAGTTTTTTTTTATTTATAATACATAAAAAAATTATGGCAGACTTTTGGCAGACTTAAGGCAGAACATTGGCAGGATATTTGGTTCTAAAGGTGTTACGATAGTAGTGAGAAAATTTTATCTTGAAGAAGGGCGCTTTCCTAGTTTGGGGGGAAGGCGCTTTTTTTGTGGCGAATAGAGGGACGTATCTCCATTAGATCTGGCTAGGGGTGGGAGCCGGAGATACAAATACATAATGAATAAACAAGAGTAGTTAATGGCCCAACCGGGAGGGAGTCGTGTCAAAGGGACAGACCTGATAAGTCCGTCTGGCTATGCACCTTTAACTATTCTTGTATGTTCATTAAAGAAAGGTGGGGCATGGACGAATGGTTAGAGTAATGTTAATTGCATTGATCCTTTGTTTTGGCGCTTCTGTCACGTATGCTGTTGAGAATCGACCATTAAGGACGAAGGACTGGAAATTGATTTGAAACCAAAAGGGATTTGGCCTCGTATATAGAATAAGTATTGGATTACATATTCTAGAGGGGGCTTATAATGAAAAAGGTTTTGTTGTTCCTATCAGTTATGATTGTATTATTTGGGTGTAGTGCTAAAGTTCATAAAAACATTAGCGAAGATATGGCTAAAGACACCGAACAAATACTAAGTATTTTCGACAAGGCGATTGAAGAAGACGAGGATATTTCAGAAAAGGACAAAGAGATCATGCTTCACTATCAAGCTGCTTATGGAGCTGATACAAGTAAATTATCTGAAGAAGAAAACAGGTTATATATATTAACTGAAAAATTAATTGATACACCTGAATTATTTATCACATTGGAAAGCGACAAAGAAAGATTCCAGCAATCTAAAAAAGAAATACAGAATGTTATTAAGACAGGTGAAATATACGATTAAGGCATCTCTATGCGAGGTGTCTTTTTTATTGAGGTGATACAAATGAATAAGCCATTGCAAGGGATATGTGACAATTGCAAACAGGTTACTAAGATATCCTTCAAGATGTCTCATCATCTCAAAGGTATACAGGAAACTTATTTCGAATGTGACCACTGTGAGAAACATTACACTTGCTTTGTAACAGATGACAAAGTGAGGATGCTGCAAACGAAGAAGGATAGGTTGAAAGGTGATAGGCATATCTCAGATAGGTTAAAGCTTCAAGATGAAATCAACGAACGAATGTTGAAGTTGAAGAGTGAGTTGATCACATGAGGAAACCACAAAGACCTTGCCGTGAGTTTGGTTGTAGTAAATTGACTAGAGAAACCTATTGCGAAATACACAAACACACAGGAGAGAAAATCGCTCAGGAAAAGAACCAACAATATAACATGTATAATCGACCTAAACATATTGACGGATTCTATAAGAGTACACAATGGGTACAGGTGAGGGCGTTAGCGCTTGTTCGAGATAATTATCTATGTCAAAGGTGTTTGAAGTCCGGGATACTTCAGAAGGCTCAAGTTGTTCATCATCTTGTCGAAGTGAAAGAGGATTGGAATAGGCGTTTAGACGTAGACAACCTCGAGTGCTTGTGCCATAAATGCCACAATCAGCACCACAAAAGGACAGCCCCCCGGGGTTAATAATTTCTGAATCGAGCTCTCCCGAGCGACGCTCCCTCAAACGCACAAAAAAATCCGTTTTTGAAATATTTTCAAGGAGGTGTAATTGATGGCTGGAAGAAATAAGCAACCTTTATCGGTAATTCAAGGAAAAGGTAGATCGAACCACCTGACAAAAGCAGAAATTGCAAAGCGAAAAAAGCAAGAAGAAGCTGTAAAAGGATATACTGACAAAATTGAAGCTCCCAAATATTTAACTGCAACGCAAAAGAAAGAGTTTGATAAAATTGCAACCGAATTGTTACGGTTAGATATTTTTTCTAATCTTGATGTGGACAGTTTAGCCAGATATATAGATTCAAAGTTTCAATATATCCAACTGGTTAAGGACCTTAAAAAGATTAAGTCAACTGAAGTAATCGATCTGCCAGATGGCTCAAAAAAGGTCGTTGCAAATGAAGACTACCCTAAACTTATGAGAACCAAGAATAGTCTCTTTAATGAATGTCGAATGGCTGCTAGTGATTTAGGTCTTTCAATTACATCTCGATTAAAATTAGTTATTCCACAACCAGTAGTTGACCAACCGAAGTCAGAATTCGAAAAGAAGTTTGGTGATGTGTAGATGTATAATACTCTTGCTGAACCAAGCTTACGGTTTGAATTAATCAAATACAGTGAACAGGTATTAAACGGGGATATCGTAGCTTGTGAAAAACACAAGTGGGCGTGTCTCCGTTTTTTAAATGATTTGGAACGAGAAGATACAGAAGACTTTCCTTATATCTTTGATGAGGAAATAGGTCAAAGATTTCTAGATTGGTTAAGTTCTTTTAAACATAGAAAAGGGATACTTGCTGGACAGTATATTGTCCCTGATATTATCCAAAAATTTATCTTCGGAAATATATACGGATGGATCCACAGGGTTACAGGTCTGAGGAGGTTTAATAAAGGTTACTGGCAAGTTGGTCGTAAAAATGCCAAGTCTCAATCTTTAGGTGGTGTTGGAAGTTACGAAGGTTCAGCTTTTGGAGAGCTTTCAGCAGAGGTATACTGTGCAGCTACGAAAAAAGACCAGGCAAAGATAGTGTGGGATGAAATCGAAGGAATGATAATGGAAAATGAATACTTGCAGGACCGGTTTAAGGTTGCTTACGGTACCATAACCCATTTGAAAAGTGGGTCCATTATTAAGCCATTATCTAAAGAGGACAGAAAAACTGGTGACGGATACAACCCACAATGCGGGATTATTGACGAATATCATGCCCATGATACCGATGAAATGTATGAAATTATTGAGTCTGGTATGGGTGCAAGGCCTCAACCATTAATGATGATTATTACAACGGCCGGATTTAATCTAAACAATCCTTGCTATCGTGTGGAATATAAATATGTTTCTCAAATCTTAGACCCTAATGATCCAGTAGAAAATGATAACTATTTTGTCATGATTAACGAGCTTGATAAAGGTGATGACATCAAAGATGAAAAAGTTTGGCCAAAAGCGAATCCAATACTTTGTTCCTACGAAAACGGTCGAGAATATTTAAGAAAACGATTAAAGGCTGCACTTGATGTCCCTGAAAAAATGCGTAACTTCTTAACAAAGAATATGAATATATGGGTCGATGCAAGGGAAGATGGATACATGAATATGACCAAATGGAAAGACTGCAAGTCGTCTGAATTCGATTTAAAACAGTATCCGCTTTTCGTTGGCTTAGACTTATCAACTACTACCGATTTAACAAGTATCGGTATGGTGTTTAAATTGCCTGAAAACAAATTTGTTACAAAACAACATTCATTTATTCCAGAGGATAAACTTAGGGAAAGAATGAGCGTTGATAATGTGCCATTTGATTTGTGGGAAAAGCAAGGTTACATTACTACCACTCCTGGAGCTGTTGTAGATTATAGTTACGTAGAACAATATATTGTTGATTTACGTAACGAAGGATACAACATCATTGAGATTGATTATGATAAATGGAATGCAAGTTATTTTGCTCAAGTAATGGAAATGAAAGGCTTTGAAATGGTTGAAATACCACAGATGTTAAGGCACCTTTCAGGACCAACGAAAGAATTCAGAAAAAATGTATTCAGCAAAAGAATTATTCACTTTGATGATCCAGTATTAAATTGGGCTGTAGGTAATGCTATTCAGAAAATGGACGCTCAAGAAAATATCATGTTAGATAAATCTAAGTCTAAAGAACGTATTGACCCGATTGCAGCAGTTATAAATGCTTTCAGTCGTGCAATGAATAATGAAACAAATGACCTTAGTAGTCATTTCTTAAATAATTGGAGTTTGTAGGAGGTTTTGCCATGAAGATATTAAGAGTGAAAATTAACGGGTTGATAACCAAAGAACAAAAAGAATCGATTGAAACAGACATCAAAAGAAGTATTTTGGAAGGTTTTGTAGTACACGATAGCACAGTAGAAATGGATGTATTAGAATTTGATGAAATTGAGGATAGATCATAAATGGCTAAATTATTTAAAACAATTATTATATCGTTTTTCACAGCATTCTTCACCAAATGGTTGGAGGATTTTTTTATTTTGTCGGCTATTGTACTAGTAGTCGTAAACACATATTTAATTTCAGTTATAAATTTGAACATTCTAATCGGTAATTATGTGTTAGCGGTCTTTTTAGCAATTATTGGTCTTGCATTAGCTAGGAGGTGAAGGAGGTGATAAACATTGATATTTAGAAATGCTTTAGCTCCAAAAGCAGAGACTACAGACTTAAAGAATCCTGCCCCTTGGTTCTTAAAGATGTTTGGGTATGAATCATCGAGCGGTGAAAAAGTAACTGTTAATTCAGCGCTTGCGGTCCCAACTGTTTATGCTTGTGTAAATATTTTAGCGAATAGCGTAGCTAAGCTACCGTTTCAAACGTTTAAAAGAACCAGTAGCGGCAGGGCGCGAGATAAGAATCATGCCGTTGCTAAGGTGTTAGAGTCAAGACCTAATCCATATCAAAGCCCCTTTAAATTTAAACATTTAGTGGAAACTCATCGTAATACATGGGGGAATGCTTATATCAACATCAATTGGGGAGTGGATGGACGGCCTAAAGAACTATGGTTATTAAATCCAGCTAAAACTGAACCATATGTGGATGTTGATACAAATACGGTTTGGTTTTTGACCACACTCCCAAATGGTGAACAAGTGAAGATTGGCCATGGGGATATTATTCATTTAACTTCTCTCACAACGGATGGACTAAAGGGGAAACCACCTATACAGGTTGCTCGTGAAGCAATCGGGAGTTCGCAAGCAGCACAAAAGTTTAAAGGGAAATTTTATAAACATGGTGCTGTAAATAGTGGATTTCTTAAGATACCAGGGATGCTTAATCCAGAAGCTAAAGCAGTTGTGAGGGATGAGTGGGAAAAAGCTAACACGGGGATAGATAATGCCCAACGAATAGCTATTTTAGATGCAGGTCTAGAATTTGAAAGTGTAAGTATGCCTTTAAAAGATGCTCAATTTATAGAAGGAATGAAGTATGACAAGACAGAGATTGCAACGCTCTTTAATATTCCGTTGCACATGGTCAATGAATTGGAAAGAGCTACTCATTCCAATATCGAACAGCAAACACTTGATTTTATTCAAAATACGTTAAGTCCGATCATCAAACAATGGGAAGAAGAATTTAGTTATCAACTATTTTCTGAAAAAGAGCAAAAACAGTATTACTTGAAATTCAATCTTACTAGTTTATTACGAGCTGATTCTAAGTCAAGGGGAGAATTTTACAAAACGATGTGGGAAATCGGTGGATTCTCTATCAATAAAATACTGGAACTAGAAGATATTGACGGTATAGGTGAAATGGGTGATAAACGTTTCATATCGCTCAATTACACTACTTTGGATTTAATTGAAGAATATCAAAGGGCTAAATCAGGAGCATCGAAAGGGGGTGAGGGAAATCAAAACAAATAGACGGTTACCAATTTTCATGGGGTTGAATAAACCAAAGGAAAAAAATCATTTAATGACCGTTAAGAACCTCACCGACAAGTCAGCAGACTTATATATTTATGGTGAGATTGTGGACAACACGGATTGGAAATGGGATGAAACGGATGTAATGCCCGATGATGTCTTGAATGCATTAAATCAGGTGGAGGGCTTAAGCAACCTAAACATCTACATTAACAGTCCAGGCGGTTCTGTTTTTTCTGGTTTGGCAATTTATAACATGCTAAAGCGAAATAGAGCGCATAAAACAGTCTATGTGGATGGACTTGCTGCATCGATGGCATCTGTTATTGCATTAGTAGGGAATAAAATTATTATTCCATCGAATGCATTTCTAATGATTCATAAACCATGGACATTTGCTATGGGGAATGCAAACGACTTTAGAAAAATTGCAGATGATCTAGAAGATATTGAATCTGGTGTCATGAATGTTTACAAGGAAAACCTAAAAGAAGGAGTAGACATTGAAACCATTCAACAAATGGTTGATGATGAGACCTGGTTAAATGGTGAAGAGGCAGCTAAGTATTTCAATGTCGAAATAAGTGAAGCGAGTAATGTTGCTGCATGTGCAAGTGAATATTTGGAGTTGTTTAATAAGACCCCTAAGAAGTTAGTACAACCAAAACAACAAAAACAAAATATTGAACCGAATGTTGAACCATTCGACAAAATTAAATTTCAAAATGAGCTAGACCTACTTGAACTGTAAGGTCTATTTTTTATGCTTAAAAACAAGGAGGATACCCAATTGAAAAAACGTAATCTTGAATCAGTATTCAAATCTTTACAAAGTAAAAATGTATTTACTGTAAAAATGTCAGCTGGTATGTCAAAGCGTGAGCAAGAGCTCCGTCAAAGCGTTGCCGATTTAAAAGCGGAAGCAGAAGCTTTCATGAACGAAGGTAAACAGGATGAGGCAAAAGCTAAGCTAGAGGAAGCGAAAGCTGCCAAAACAGCTTTAGATAATTTCTTGGCTTTACAAAAGGATTTTAATGGTTTATCTGTACCAGAACCACAAAATAAAGGTGCACAAATGAAAGGCGAACCTAAAGAGCCTAAACAAGAGCCAAAGGCAGAATACAAGAAAGTATTTTTCAAAGCATTACGCGGTCAAAAATTAACAGAAACAGAAATGTCTGTATTGGAGCAATATAAAGCGAAATTATCTGAGCAGACCGGGGAAGATGGTGGTTACATTGTTCCAGAAGACATCACAACTGCCATTAATGAATTAAAAAACACGGTAGATAACCTTGAACAATATGTAACAGTCGAGCCAGTAAAAACTAATAAAGGTTCTCGAACTCTTGAAAAACGTGCGGATTCTACACCGTTTGCACCACTTTCTGAATACGGTGACCCAAATGCAATGGCTGAAATTGCTTCACCACAATTCGATCGTCTATCTTATGAAATTGAAGATTATGCAGGATTCTTACCCGTCCCTAATGATTTATTAGCTGACACTGACCAAGCATTAGAAGCTTACCTTCGTAAATGGATCGCCAAGAAATCAAAAGCTACTCGTAATAGTTTAATTCTTGCGGTTCTTAACGCTTTAACTAAGAAGGTGCTTACTGGAGATTTAGTTGACGGCATTAAGAAAGTGTTAAATGTCGATTTAGATCCGGCATTCTCTATTGGAGCAAACGTCTACACTAACCAAGACGGCTTTAATCACCTTGACACTTTGAAAGATAGCAATGGAAGATATCTTCTTGAAGATGATATTAAGAGTCCATCTGGTAAGTCCATCAAAGGTCGTCCTGTAATTGTACTTTCAAACAAAACAATTGCAACTACTGCTGAAGGGTTAGCGCCTTTTATTGTCGGTGATTTAAAAGAAGCCATCATTCTTTGGGACCGACAACAAATGTCTATCGACATGACTAAAGAAGGCGGTAATGCTTGGAGAACAAATACAACTGAATTCCGTGCAATTGAACGTGAAGACGTTACTAAGTGGGATGAAGAAGCTGTTGTATATGCACAGTTCGATATCACTCCTGTTGCGTAATGAAAGGGAGAGAACCTAAATGAAAGCTAAAGTGTTAAAAAGATTTAGAGATAAACAGACAGGGGAAGTACTTGAGGTTGACACTGTTTATGAAGGTGAGCGCGAGAGAGTTAAGGAACTTCAAAGATTAGGCTATGTTGGTGAAAATGAATCTTCTGTCCTTGACGGAAACGTAGAGTCTGTTAAACAGGCAGTTGAAGGACTAGATAAAGATTCTTTAGAAAAATTGTTTGAAAAAGAAATGGCTGATAAAAACCGTAAAGGTGTACTTGAATATATCGAGGAGCTTTTGTCAGTATCATCTGGAGAGGGCGAGTAACATCGCTCTCTTTTTATTTGAGAGGTGATTGTTATGACACTCACTACCGAAGAATTAGCTGAGTTAAAACAATTTTTACGTATAGACCATGATGAGGACGATAAAACTCTACAGTCTCTTTATAAAAGAGCGAAAATAAGCGTTAAAAATCAAGTAGGCACAATCGATGAAACAAATCAGGATATGCTCGAGCAATATAAACAAGCATGTGCTTTGTTGGTTCAGCATTGGAATGATAATCGTGAATCATTCAGGATAGGTAATAATTCATATGAAATACCTCATTCCTTGGATAGCATTTTAAGGGAACTAAAGTATTGCTATCCGGCAGGTGATACTGTATGAATCCAGGAACGTTAAACCAACGATTAACATTCCAACAACCTGCAGGCGGAACCGATGCGGATGGTTTTCCAATCAATCAACCAACCGATTATACTCAAGCTTGGGCAAAATTAAAGACGTTAAAAGGGAATTCTTTCTATGCTGCCGCACAAACCAACATGGAGCACAATCGAGAATTCATCATCAGATATCAAAGAAGACTTGATGATGATGTTAGACCAAAAGGATTAACAGTCATGTGGAGAAATATCGAGCACGAGATTATCTCTATTGAAAATGACGATGGACTAAACGTGACAATGACTGTGGTAACCAAGGCGGTGAGCTGATGATTGAATTCGAAGGAATCGACGAACTGATTGCGGAAGTTGATCGGATTGAGGGTATGACTCCAAGACTTAAAAATCGCGCGCTTATTCGTGGTGGTGATATATTACGTGACCAAATGAAAAAAGAAGTTTATAGCCACGGATTGGATAGAATTTCTGGTGAAGCAGAAGAAGCTATTATACGGACGGATCCAAAAAATAATGAACTATTTGTCGGGACTCAAGGTGGCGTTAAGGCACCAGGCTTCTATCTTTATATGCATGAATTCGGTTATTGGAGTGTCAGAGCAAATCGTTTTATTCCACCAAAACCATTTGCTTCAATCGCTTATGAAATGTCAAAAAACAAGATATTAGATGCTTATGTGGATGAATTCAGAAAGGGGCTGGATATGAATTGAGCATGAATAGCTTAATCAAAAGTCTATTGGACCCACTGGGATATCCAGTCTCTCCTGGCACAAACAACAACGCCGATGAAACGTACATTGTATTTAATGAGTATAACCAAGCATCTGCTCTCAATGCTGATGATAAGGAAATGTTCACTAAGTATTTTTACCAGGTTGATATATTTTCAAGCGGCAATTACCTTCAATTGGTTAAAGACGTAAAAAGAGTTATGAAGGCAGCAGGATTCGGACGTATGTTCGAGTCTGAAACCTATGACACTGAAATGGGTAAGTATAGAAAAATAATTAGATTTAGTTATATTTCGGAGGAGGAATAATGAATGGCTATTAAAGGATTAAAGAATTTACACTATGCAGTAATTTCCGCTGAGGACAGCACGACAACAACATATGGAGAAATCAAACCTTTAGGCCCTGCAATCGCTCTGGGTATGCAACCGTCATTTAACCGTGCCAATTTACGAGCTGATGATAAGGTATTATTTTCAGATGCAGCCAAAGGCCCGATTGCTGTTACATTGAACACAGCATATTTAGAAAAAGAAGTCGAAGCCGATATTTTAGGGAAAACCATTCATGCTAATGGTCTTATTTCGGACAATGCAAACGATAGACCACCATATATCGCAATTGGTGGACAAGCTGAAAATGCTCGAGGGGGCTATGATTTCTTTTGGATTTATAGAGTCCAGTTAACACCAGCTGAACAAAACATGGAAACTAAACAGGAAACACCAACTTTCCAAACCCCTAACTTAACTGGTGAAGCACTACCGCGATTACATGATGGAGAAGAAAAAATTAAAGCTTGGGATCAGGATGCTTCTATTACTGATAAAACAGTATTTGACGAGTGGTTTACAAAAATAATTAACAAAGATTGGATTGCAACTCCATAAGAGGTGAATTAAATGCAAATTGAATTGTATATTGATGGTAAAAAGAAATTATTCACAGTTCCATTTGTTCCTATGCTTGCTAAACGAAAGTTCTTGGAGATTGAAGCTCGAGCTGAAAAAAGAGAGGAACCCGTTTCTAAGCAAGAACAGCTCGAGGAAGATGACGAGGTATTGTCAATCCTCTCTGATGTTGTATTTAAAGGTCAATTTACTATCGAACAGCTGTACGAAGGTGCCAGCAAAGAATATGTGGACGAAAAACTTATGGAAGCGGTCTTTGGAATAAAACCGAAAAAGAAAAATGAAGATGATGAGGGAAACGATCAGGGGGAGTGACATTTTTAGAAATGTACACTTCCCTTAAATCTTTATACAAGAATATGTTATTCCCTAAAAATCCAAATGCACCTAAGTGGACACTATCTCAAATCGATGAGATGGATGTCCACTTTTTTTCGGAATTAATGGATTTAGAGGAAAGCCCTCCACAAGAAAAAGACGTTTATCTAGGCGATGTTTGGTAAAAAGGCAGGTGAGAAAACATGGCTGAAAGAGAAGTTGGTAATCTAAGGACCAGGCTATCATGGGAAGACGAAGGCTCTACGAGGTCACTGAAAGGTTTTAGAGAAGACCTTAAAGGTTTACGTTCTGAAATGAAAGCGAACACTGGAATGGGTAAGGAATACACCACAAGCCTAAAAGGGTTGAGGACGCAATCAGATATATTAACCCGGCAGATGAAAACTCAAAAGTTACAAGTTGAAGAGTTGCGCAAAAGATACGAAGAATCTAAACGTGTAAAAGGTGAAGACGCAACCCAAACTAAGAATCTTGCATCTCAATACAACAAAGCTGTCGCTGAAATGAATAAGACCGAGAATCAACTTAAACAAGTTACTGCCGCAATAGAGGAACAAATAAATCCGTGGAAACGATTGAGTGATAGCGCAACAGCTGCAGGAGAAAAAATTCAGTCCGTTGGAAGAGGAATGTCTGATTTTGGACAGGCTTATTCCATGCGAGTTACTGCTCCGATTGTCGCAAGCGGAGTTGCAGCCTTTAAGGTTGCAAGTGATTTCGAAAGTGCCTTTGCTGGTGTTGAAAAAACTTTCTCTGGAACTGACCAACAACTTGCAAGCCTTCGTCAAGGTATAAGAGATATGGCAAAGGAAATACCGGCTTCAACGACAGAAATATCTGCGGTAGCAGAAGCTGCAGGACAATTAGGAATCCAAACTGAATCAATTGAAGGTTTTACTCAGACCATGATTGATTTAGGTGAAGCGACTAACCTTACAAGTGATCAAGCTGCTACCGAGTTTGCAAGATTTGCGAACATCGTAGGTATGAGCCAAAAGGATTTTAACCGTTTAGGAAGCACAGTTGTTGCGTTAGGAAACTCTATGGCCACAACCGAAGCTGAAATATCATCGATGGCTATGAGATTAGCAGCACAAGGTAAGCAGGTTGGCATGAGTGAAGCTCAAATAATGGCATTAGCTGCTACTATGTCATCACTAGGAATAGAAGCAGAAGCCGGCGGTACCGCAATGACAACCGTGCTTAAGAAAATGCAAACAGCAGTAATGGATAACGGAACTGAGCTTGAAATTTGGGCAAAAACTGCGGGTATGTCCGTAGGTGAATTCAAAAAGGCATTTGAAAAAGATGCTATCACTGCCTTGGATGCACTCGTTAAAGGTTTATCCGAATCCTCAAAAGAGGGCGAGAATTTATCAGGAATGCTTGAAAACTTGGGTATAAAGGGCATTCGAGAAGCAGATACAATGATGCGTATGGCCGGAGCTTCTGATTTATTATCGTCAGCAGTAAATACCGCATCATCCGCGTGGAAGGAAAACACAGCTTTAACCGATGAAGCTTCACAACGTTATAAGACTACTGAATCTCAATTAAAGATTTTAGTTAACAGAGCAAAAGACGTTGGAATCACTCTTGGGGAGGTTCTTATTCCGGCGGTAATGGATGCAATAGATGCCGCTCAACCATTAATTAAGCAAATCGAAAGTGGGGCAAAAGCCTTCTCAGATATGAGCGAGGAAGAGCAACGGACGATTTTAAAAATGATTGGTTTGGTTGCTGCCGTTGGTCCTGCAAGTATGGTATTAGGTAATCTCACAACTGCTATAGGCGGAGTTGTCAAAATAAGCGGTGGCCTAGCAGGATTACTTGGTAAAGCAGGTGGAGCCGGTTTAATTGGCCGATTAGGTTTATTAGGTATGGGTGGTCCAGTGGGATGGGCCATAGCTGGTGTAGGAGCCCTTGGTTTAGGAATTTACGCTCTCACTAAAGCAAGTCAAGAAAATCTTGGCGAAACAGTTAAATCCATTCAAAAGCGAAAAGAAGAAGTTAAAGCAACTGATGAATTAATTGGTAGATTTGAAGAATTACAACGAAAGAACAAGCTGTCCACAGATGAAGTCCTTAGATATATGGACATTATGGACGAGTTAAAAAGCGCTAAAACTGAAGAAGGAATTCAAAAGATTACCGAAGAGCAGAATAAACTTCTTGAAAAGTCAGGACTTACCAATGAGGAAATGGAAGAATTTTTAGGGTTGAATGACAAGATTGTGAAAAAGGCTCCTACCACAGTAAATGCCATTTCTGAACAAGGTAATGCATATGCAGGTGTGTTGGATGAATTAAAGAAACTAAACAACCTTGAGAGAGAAAGATTACTTGGCGATACGTATTCTAAGTTAACATCTGAACTTACTACCCAACGGGATAACTTAGAAAAACAGAAAAAACTCCAGGGCGAACTGAAAGAGCTCGAAGGTGGTCGTACTAAGTCTTTACAAGGAATTGTTGGTATAAATGAGCAGATAAGGGCTAAAGATTCAGAGATTGCTGCTTTAAGGGATAGAATTATGAACGTTTCTGAAGAAGAAGCTCTAAAGCTTATGGATAAGCTCGGCTTACTTGAAAAAGAAAAATCTGATTTAGAGTGGGTTAAATTATCACATGAGGAATCTGTAAGAAAACTCGACAAGCAAATCGAAAAGAAACGAAAATCTCTCGAAGAGACTATGAAGGAACTTAATGCTTTTGACGAGCTTAAGGATGAATATGAGCAAATTGTCCTTTATCAAGCAGGTATTACAGCTGAGAGAGGAAAAGGTATTGAGAAGCTCAATGAAGAGCAAAGGAATATCGATGTGGCTCGTAAAAAGCTTGAGGAGTTTAGAAAGTCTGGCCAAGCAACTACAGCAGAATACAATGAACAAAACCAAAAGTTGAACGAACAACAACGGAAAATAGATGAAGCTCGCAAGAAACTCGAGGATGTAAATACAGTTGCTGGTAAGACAGTTTATAAAGACGTAAACCTACGAACTAATCCAAGTATTTCTAGCATACAAGAACAACTTAGCGGAGTTGTTACAAAGCGTGTTAATTTAGCGATTGGGGATGTTAGAGGTCCCCGTCTCGCACAGTATGCAGAAGGGGAAGATAATCATCCAGGCGGTCATTTTATTGCTGGAGAAGAGGGATTTGAGTTAGGCCGTCTAGGTAATAGATGGGAAATGTTAAACTTTGGACTTTATGATAGACCAAGAGGTTATCAAGTATTTACACATGACGAATCCAAGAGAATTCTCAAAGCTTTAAATGGTTTGCCTGCATATGCAACGGGCGTGAGTCCTAGTGGTGAAGCTAATCGTGTTGTGGAAGAACTTAATAAACAACAAAGTATCAGTCGAGATATTCACCAACATATAACAATAATAAGTCCAGAACCAACTTCACCCACTGAAAATGCACGAAAAATGAAACAAGCTAGTCGTCAACTTGCTTTGGAATGGTAGGTGAGAAGATGCGAAGATTAACTTATGAAAATAGCAGAGGTGAAAGTATCGAATTTTATCATTCTCCTCTTTTAATTGAATCCTTAACAGGAATAGGGGGAGTTGAAGCGGATCTTCAAAGTCAAAAGTCACCTAATCAAGATGGAGATACTCACATCCGTACAGTTTTAAATCCTAGATTTATTAATTTAGTGGGTTCCTTTGTCCCAAGAGATTTGGTGACTATACGAAAGCACCGTAGAGAAATAGCTAGAATATGTAATCCTAAACTAGATTTAGGGACGCTAACTCTTGAAATTGATGGAGACGTTAAACAAATTAAATGTATACTTGACGGTGGTCCTGTATTCCCTGAAAGAGGAAACAATGTATTTCAAACATTTATGATTACATTTAAATGTCCAAATCCATACTGGTTAGACCAACTAAAAACTGATCAGTTAGTAGTATGGGAGGGTGGACTTACCTTTCCTTTGAGATTGCCGACAAAATTTGCGAGGTTATCAAGCAAAAAGGCTAAAATACTCTTAAATGAAGGTGATGTAGAAACGCCTATCCTTGTAACATTTAACGGACCTGCAACAGCTCCCATAACTATTAAAAACCTTACAACAGGTCAATATATACAGGTTAACCGTGATTTAGTTGCTGGTGAAAAGTTAGAAATTAATACAGCATTTGGACAAAAGCGTGTAACCAAAATATTAGAGGATGGAACAAGAGAAAACGCGACTCATTACATGAAAATGCCAGGTAGTGAGTTTTTAAATTTAGAAGTAGGCAATAACTTATTTGAGTATTCAACGGGTTTAGATTATGAACAAGCTGGCGTATCCATTCAGTGGAGAAATAGATTCTTAGCTTTGTAGGAGGTGTGATAATGGAACAATCCTATTTTTTTAATGATGTGAATGGTGACCGTGAATACGGCATGGAAGACTTTGCGTTGTATTTTAGAAAATTTTTATCGAGTGGCGTTTACCATCAAGACAACCAACCAGAGTTGCGGGTAACCACAGGCGCAGGATTAACAACAATTCTTGAAACAGGAAGTGCATTTATCGAGGGTTATATGTACCAAAATACGGAAGATATTACTCAGACTCATAACGCTGCCGACATGACAAATCCAAGAATTGATCGAGTAGTACTAAGATTAGATCGTAATGTCAATGCAAGGGAAATAAAAGCTGTGATTAAAAATGGCATCCCAGCAACCAACCCAGTACCTCCTACTCTACAGAGGGATGACTTTATTTATGAGGTTAGTCTAGCTCAGGTACTCATTAATGCAGGATCCACTACAATAAACAGCATAACAGATGAACGTTACGATAGTTCTGTCTGCGGGTTTGTGTCCTCTTTAATAACAATACCCACAGATGATTTTAAAAGACAATTTGACGAGTGGTTTTTAGGAATCCAAAATCAAATAGGCGCAAGGCTCTTATACAGCATTGAGGAACCAATAGAACCTATCGCTGGGGATATTTGGCTTAAAACAGTGTAGGGACGTGATGTTATGAATCTGAAACCTATACAGATATATTCACCTGATTTTTTATTTTTTGCTGAAATTGATGACTACGAGAGTTTACAGTTTACGAGAAAAGCAAAAAAATCAGGTGATTTTGAGTTACACATAAACTTGAATAAGAATAATACGGAATTCTTGCAGGAGGACAACCTAGTTTATTTGAGTCCACGAAAAATAGGTGTTATCCGTCATCGTGAAATCAGTAGAGATAATACTGACGAACTAGTTATTAAGGGGTATACACTTCAACAATGGATAAACAGGAGGATTACGGTCCCACCTATAGGAAAAGCCTATGACAACATAAAGGCACCATTAGAAACGGTTATGAAATATTATGTAAGAGTGAACGCTGTAGCACCAACAGACACGTCCAGAATCATTCCAAATTTAATCGTGGCCGACGATTTGGGACGTGGACCTACTGTAGATGCCAACACTCGATACAAACCTCTAGACGAAGAATTAGAGCGTTTATCAACTGATGAGATTGGTTGGGAAGTCTATGTTGATCTAGAAACAAGAAAATTTGTTTTTGACATTTTAGAAGGTCGAAATCTAACCACAGGACAGGTTATTAATCCACCTGTGATTTTTTCTGTGGATTTTGATAATGTGAGAAATGTTGTTTTTACCGATAGCGTAATGAGTCATAAGAATATGGCTTACGTAGGCGGGCAGGGTGAAGGTGAAGCAAGGGTGATCGTTGAAGTGGGGAACAGTTCTTCCGGATTGGGACGATTGGAAACCTTTATTGATGCCAGGGATATTGAAGATGATAGTCAACTGCCATCAAGGGGAGCTGAAAAACTTAGAGAATATCAAAAAATCACATCGTTCGAAAGTGAAATTTTAACATATGGACCGTTTGTTTATGAGCAAGACTGGGATTTAGGCGATATGGTTACTGTTCAGGATACAAAACTTGGACTTATGATGGATACACCTATAGCTGAAGTTAAAGAAATCTATGAATCTAATGGATTTCGGTTAGAAGCAACGTTTGGAAATACTGTTCCTACAATTGTTGATAAAATCAAGAAAAAGACCGACATTCCCATGATTGAAAGACCAATAAAACCGTCAGTCAGTACAATTGCTCCAACAAACCCCGCGCCGGGTGAATTTTGGTATAAGGAGGTTTAGTTTATGGCAGATAAAAATATACAAATGACACAACGTAATACAAATAATACAGAGTGGGATAATTTGTTTCCTAAAACCAAAATAGAAAATGTAGAGGGTTTTTTGGACAAATTCACAAGCTTAAATTCACTTACAGGATACCAAAAACTCCCATCAGGCATTATTATACAATGGGGTATTGGAACTGTCCCATTATCAAGTGGTAAAGGGCAAATAACACTCGCTTTTCCTATTGCTTTTCCAAATAGTGCGAAGTCTTTTGCAAACATTGAAAAATTGGATGGTAGTTCTGCGTATGCTGGTTCCGGTACCATTGGAGCATACAATGACAAAAATGGAGTAGTAATAAGGATTGTAGACAGTATAACCACTGCTAGTTCATCAAATATAAATTGGCTTGCAATTGGTTATTAAAAGGAGGATTAAAAGGATGTACTTATCCGTCGATGGTGATTCTTTTGGATTCAAAAAAGAAGGGATTCACAAAATCCTTCCAGGTGACATTGAAATTTCAGAAGATATTTATAATCATTTTTTTGAACAACAAAGCCAAGGAAAACAATACAAAGTAAAAGATCCTAATGGTTCGACATTTCAAGAAATCTTTGAAGAGATAGCACCTGTGTTACTTCCACAGGGACCTAGTGATATGGACCTTCTAAAGAATAGCGATACATTTATTTTAATGGAGCTAGTGAATACACAAATGCAACTCGAACAGGAACGACAAATGAATGCAGACTTAACACTTCAACTAGTGATAAAGGGGGTTATTTAATGGATTGGTTTACTATTGTAAAACGCTATTACGACTGGGGACATTATACAAATGAACAGGTAGCAGTGTTTGTGGAAAACAACAAAATTACGCCCGAGCAATATGCAGAAATTACAGGGGAGCCATACGTAGCGTAAGGTTCTCTTTTTATTTTAAGGAGGGAAAAATATGAGTCAAGATAAACTAAAACACTATGCCCACGCAATGACGATTGACCGCGACACAGGCAAGCCAATGCCTAAAACTGCACTAACAGGGAACAAAGTCGCTGAACAGAAAACCGAAGTCGACGCAGTAGGCGGGGCACTTACTTTCGCTGACGACATCGACACGATCGGAATTTTTAACACGGACACAACTAATAAAGGTATTTTCAATGTAAACGGAATTGATATACATGTACCACCTAGTACTCCTGTTGAATATGGAATAGCTGGTACACCAAGTAATATTGTTACAGTCACAGGAGCTACTACTTATATCGTAACTAGATTAGTGTGAGGTGATCTAAATGGGATATGGAAATAAAGACACTAAAATTGTAACGATTGACAACCAAGGACTAAGGCAAGAAGTGGAACAACTTACGTCGGACTTGGCAGAAAAAGCGCCTAAAAAGAAAACAGATCGTTGGGTTGATGTAAAAGAAGATTTTGGTGCAAAAGGTGACGGTGTAGCGAATGACTCAACTGCTATCCAAAATGCAATTGATTATGCTTTTAAAATAGGCGCAGCTGTATACATTCCAGTAGGGACTTATAATATTGGCAAACCTTTGAAGGTGTACGGAGGTTTGGATGCTTATTCAAAAGGGACGCATTTACAAGGGGAGAAAGGTAAAAACGGTAAAGGTTCATGTCTAGTTAAAACTACAACTGAATCGCTTAATGGATTAAGCACGATATTGCAAGTCGTTCCGCCTAATCAACATCCAGAATTTACAACAAACACAAAAACGGTTTGTGAACATATTGACGTAAGTAACCTGTTTTTAGATGGAAATAGTATAGCTTATCTAAGTATGTGGATGAAGTATCCTACTGCACAGTCATATTTTGAGCATATTTACACTGATTACGCTACAAAAGCTGGTGTCTTAATTGAAGCCAACAATTATTTAAATACTTTTACTTCTATAAGAACCAGCAATAGTGAATATGGTTTTTGGATGAAAACTGGAATATCTACATCAAATGTGTACACGAACATGTACGCTCATGCAAATGATTACGGTTTTACTATACGAGGCGTTTACAGCATGATGATCGCACCTGCGTGTGATGGTTCAAGAGTAGTTGCTTATAATCTTACCAATTTTCAAGGTACTTTGATTTCTCCTGGTGCCGAATCGCATGAAGCTAATATACAGTTTAAAATTAGTGCGAATCCTGGGACTTCACAGCTACCTCAAGATGTAGTTATTATAAACCCGTTTACCAAAATCAATGCGACCAGCAGTAGCAGTACTCAAATATACGTTGAGTATGATGGAAAAGTAACAATTATAGGTGGATATTTAGGACATTCAACAGAAAATCTATCTTCACCAGGAAAATGCAATCAAGTATATAGCGGATTGCTCAAATATGAGAATGTCCGTTGTGCATCTTTTGCTGATTATCCTAATGGTGTTCCTAAAAAATTTGTATTCCCATCAGGAAACAAGGCTCCTAGAGGTGACTATATAAATATTGGTGAATCGTTTTTTGATACAGTAACAAATAAACCTTTATTCTATAAAGGAAATAACGTGTGGGTAGATGCTACAGGAACGGTAGTATATGACTTAAATGTATAATTTAAAAAGATACGGTTAATCTCCGTATCTTTGTCTTATTTCTTTTGATTTTCCAAAAACAATCCTACTATTAAATTTTGGAATTTGGCCTAAAAATAAATATTGAGTAATTTTAAATCTTTCTAATATGATATGGATAAGAAACGGTATGACAACTCCTGCAAATGTGAAAACAATCCAGTTGTTATTAGGGATAATTGCGTTTATTGGTAAATGTAAATACATTATTGTTAAAGAAATTATTCCAATCTTAGCCAAAATATTATTAAGATATTTAAAACGTACTAATGAATAACACATCATGCATATCCAAAGAGAAAATATTACCGGGATTATTAAATCAAGAAAAAAATGATTATACAAACTGTATTTCATATCTAGAGAATATTTAATAAATCCTAAAGAATCGAGAGATATAAATAACAATGACAAACTAGTTAAAATTATAAAATTGTTAAGTTTAATTAATTTGGCGAAGAATGGTCGTAAGTAATAGCCGATTGCTAAATATACAATGACCATAAATGAAACATCCGCATTCCAAGGAATTGGTATATCCGAAAAATAAAGTGCTTGTATATGGGATAAAACGTAAGCGATCATTAGAATTGTCGCTCGCTTTATGTTCGATTTAACTTTAATTAATAACAATACAAATAAGATTTGCGCTAAAAATAGACTAGTTATAAACCAAAATACACCAAATGGGCCATCAAGAATTTGCCCACCAAATATTAGTTTGGCGACATTCTTTACTGGTTTAATTAGATTAAAGTTGCCTGAAATCAAATCCAAACAACTTACAATTATAACTATTAGTATTCCGAAAGCAGCGTAAGGTATAAGAAATTGATAAGATCGTTTACGTAACCACATGAAAAACTCAGACATATTTTCTTTTGGTTTAAGTGTGTAACCGCTCAAAATAAAGAATAACGGCATGTGGAACCAATAAATATAGTGACTAGAAAGATTCTTACTTGAATGTCCAATAACAACTAATATAATGCCAATACCTTTTGCGATGTCAATCCATAGTTCTCGTTTCATAAATAACAATCCTTTCCATTTCAATAATTAGAGTGTATCAAACAACAGAATTATTGGATATATAAAATAGTGAGATGATAGAAAATGGTAAATAAATTCAATGCGCATTCGGAAGAAAGAGCGACATAACAATATCACACTTAGAGGACTATTTTAGTCCTCTTTTTATTTTGCAATGAAAGGGTGAGAGGATGTATTTACAAGAAATCACATGGATTATCGCTATTTTATCCTTTGTTGGAGGAATAGCGATTTTTTTATTTAAAAAGATTGTCATCGAACCGCTACAGAAAGCCATTGAGTCGTTAAATAAAACGATTCAAAGACTTGAGACAAGTACTAACAAACAGTTAGAAATCCATGATAAAGAAATTGATTTACTAAAAATCAAAACCACACGTCACGAAGAACAATTAAAAACTTTATTTAATAAAAGGGAGAGTGTGTAAGATGGATAAAGCAAGTGTAGGACGTTTCGCATTTTTGATTGTGGCGGTAATCAACGCGGTATTAAATCTATTGGGTTATCAAACTATTCCAGATGAATTCGTAAATGATGTAGTCGCGGTAATTTCCGGGGCTTATTTTATTTATGCTGCTTGGAAAAATAACTACCTAAGTAAGAAAGGTCAGTTGCAGAAGAAAGCATTACAGGCCCAAGGATTAGCAAAGAAGTAAAGGGGGATAAAAACAATGAGTATACCTCTTAGAAAGATGCTAGTTAAAGACTCAAAATATAAAATCAAGTGTCCTTATTCTTTGGATGCTGATTCAATCACCGTCCACAATACTTACAATGATGCCAGCGCAAACAATGAAATACAGTATATGGTTAATAACCATAATCAAGTGTCCTATCATTTCGCTGTGGATGATAAAGAAGTAGTCCAGGGATTACCCTTAAATCGAAATGCGTGGGCAGCAGGTGACGGGGGAAATGGAAAAGGTAATCGTACATCTATCCACATTGAGATTTGCTACTCTAAATCTGGTGGAGAACGTTATAAAAAAGCTGAAAAAAATGCTGTTAAGTTTATCGCTCAGTTGTTGAGAGAAAGAGGATGGGGCATTAATCGAGTTAAAAAACATCAAGATTGGTCTGGTAAATATTGCCCTCACAGAATACTTTCAGAAGGACGTTGGAATTCGTTTTTGAAAGCAATCGAAGAAGAATTAAAAGGAGTGGATGATATGTTAGATAAAGCGATTCTAATTGGCGGTTTCCCTGATTTTGCAGTAGCTGAAGTTTTAGCAGCTCGATTAAAAGCACCTGTCTACACTCGTGCAGCCTACCCAGGAGGAAAAGTAACAAAAGAATTATATGTTGTGGGTGGATCTACTGCTGGATTACAAGCAGATAAAGTTATTAACCTTTCCGGTAAAGACCGCTTCGAAGTGGCTGCATCAGTTAAAAAGTTCTTAGGATGAAAAACTTATCTAAAGGTGTGATGTGGGGGATATTGCTTAGTATTCCCCTTTGGTTGTCATTCTTTGGATGGATAAAATTAATTTGTAAAATGTGACAAACTTCACTGTGTTCGTATTAATTTAGAGATATAGTCAAGATGAGGATTGTAAAGAAGCCACCTATTTACCGCGGATAGGAGGCTTTTTATTTTTTAGAACGGCAAATTATCGGGTGGAGGAATCCTCTTTATTTGCTTGGTCAATTCAGTTATATCCTTATTTCCTTCATAAAGCACCTTCTTAATAATCGTTTCCTTATATCCAGTCTCTTTGATTATCCCTTGAATGTATTGATAAGCAACAATCGCAACAGCTAGATCAGGGTCATCTTTATACTCTTTTGAATTAATATTAAAGGCCCCTCCACTTCTAAGATTGCTACCCTCTATATATAGAAACACATCTATATTAACCTTCAATCTACTCATCTACTTTTTTCGATTTTTGAGATACTTCGCATATATCCGATATAATTAAACATCATATCGACCTCTTTTTCAGTTAGTCTTTTACCATCGACTATAAGTCCTTTACCAGCAGCTGCATTTCTTTTTAATTTCCTTAATGTGAATCCTGTAATATTTCCAGATTCATCTATGTGGGCAAAGCCGTTATTTAAAGTATTTTCTTGTTCAGGACTAATAAAGCGAAAACCTTTTTCATATAGCTCTAAAAACATTTTTTGCTCGGTATTCATCGCGAAGCCTCCTTATCAATTCGAAATCTATTCTAACCTAAATAATTAGAAAAAATCAGTGTAATCCTTATTATATCCCATTGATTTTAACGCCCTTTCTATTTTAACCCACGTTGATACTTTAGGAGAACTATCGCCACTACAATATCTTGAAATCGTATCATTTGATACTTTCGCCTTCTTTGCTACCTCACTTTGGGTAATTCCTTCACGATCTAACCACTTACCGAACTTACTTCTCTTTTTACCTAAGCCAAACATTACTGATACCTCTTTTCATTTTTTAGTATCAGTTTGTCCTTTTTTCCGATTTTTAAACTTTAGGAAAAAAATCGGAAACATGTACAGGCAGTAGCCCATATAGTATATCAAGAGGCAAGGTAGGAACTACTTACCACCTACTTCTTAACTACATCAGAAAGGGTGTTTGAACATGGAAAAATCGTACAGTATTAGATTAAAAGTAAAGGTAGCTGAGGAACTACTACGTGGAAATCTTAATGGAAAAGTGTTTCTAACTGAGGAAGGGAAAAAACTTTTAGTAACAATGGTCAAAGAAAAGAGGTATTAAAATGGGGCTAAAAAAAGTATCACTTGTTTTTAACACAGACGATCCAGAGCAAGCGGAATTATATAAGTATGTTAAGCAACTACCAAACGGAAAGAAGCGCAACTCCAGCGCTTTTCTCCGTCTCTTAGTAGATAGGGCTTATCAAATGGATAAAGCCAAGGTGAAGCCTGTCATACGCAATGCAGGGGGAATAAAATTCACTGTGGAGTAAGAACTAGGTAGGAACTAGGTAAGAACTAAATAAGAGGCAAAAAAAGATAGAGAGCGCCTAAGTCTCTGACACTCTCTAATGTCAGAGTATGCGAGGAATCCTAAAATAATGCATGTTCACTTGAAATTTGAGGAGGAAAAGTAATGTTTACCAAAACTAAATACATGTCCGTTGGGCAGTTTGTACGAAACGAGAAGGAGGATACGTTGACTAAACTGAAGCGTCACTTCGATAAATATGGGATTGTTTATAAAATTGTAGGTACCACAATTATTATCTTCATGGCTGGTGGTGGGTTTGATTATGCATTTGCCAGCTCTGGTATCGATGTGGAAGCTAAGAAGTTATATCATGAGTTAATTGGAATAGGAAAATGGATTATTATCTTTAAAGGTGGAGTGGATATTATAAAAAGTGTAGGTAATGGGGAATTTGATACTGCAAAAAAACACTTCTTTAGTTATCTATTAATCTACTTGTTCTTACTTGGTCTGCCTTATGGAATGGATAAAGTTGATCAGGTTTTTAGGAATATTTCAAGTTAAGGAGCGAGTAGAATGAAGTTCAAACTAACATCTGGATTCGGTGATATCTCACCTGTTCGGAATTGGCAACCGCACACAGGGATTGACCTTGCAATACCAGAAAATTCAACATTAAGAAGCATAAAAGAAGGTGTGGTTGATAAAGTCTATTCCGGTGAAGGTTCACTAGGTAATGGGATTAAAATTAACTTTAACGATGGCACACAGGGGATTTACGGCCACATGAATGAAGTAAAGGCTAAAGTAGGTGAACATATTAGTGCTGGTGAAGTTATTGGTTTATCAGGTAATACCGGAAATTCAACTGGAGCCCATCTGCATTTTGCATTAAAAGAAAATGGTCAGTATGTGGATCCTGCTCCAGTAGCCGAACAATTAGCAGAAATAAGTGGTAACGTTAGTCCTGGCATAATCACAAAATTATTGTCTACTGGTGGAAGTGAAACATTGAAAGAGAAAACAGCAGACGTTACAACAGAAATCATACTTGGTGTTATGGATGCCGTTAAAGACTTACTCTTAGGTGCAACATTAGTCGGAGCAGGAGTATTAATCCTTCTTAAAGTAGCCGGTTGGAAAGATGGTGGACGTTGGGCCGGTATGCTAATTGTCGCTAACATTCTTATAAAATTTCTTTTTGGGGTGTATTAAATGGGAATTAAACTAAGTGAATATGTAAAGATAGTCAAACCTGAATATGTATATTTAAAGCTTACTCCTAACAATTCAATCCGCAATAATTCTACCCACAAATTAGCTAAAGCAATATCCTCACTTTATAAAAATATTATCCAAAATATAAAGAAAGAAGATGCAAAACTAATCAAAGTCCTAGGTAAAGAATTTTTACTTGGGACTAAATTTTCATTTGAAATAAATTCAAAAGTAGCATTCTTAGTTTACATCGAAAAGAAAAAAGTAGAGTTTTATTTTATCATTCCAAAACAATTTTTATCGGTCATTAAAGAAAAAATGACTGATGCCTGGACTAACATTACTTTAAAAGAAATAAAAGAATTGCCTACCTTCTCAACGTCAGCCGCAAGGTATCAAATGACATACACGAAAGAGGATGCTTTGAGTCTGGCCACAGATAGAAGGAACAATGATTTACTTCATTCAAACCTAAATATTGTGGATGTCATGGAAGAAGGGGATAAAGTAGGAGTATTTTATAACTTCATTCCGACATCACAATTTAGTTGGAGAAGTACTTACGAAAATACAATCAATAAGGTGAAACGAAATTTACCAACAGACCGAAACAAGACGGGACTTTCTTATGCTTTAAAGTTAGTTATCGGCATAGTCTCATCTCTTGCAGATGACATCGGAGAAGCAATAGGAGGGGAGAATAAGACGAGGAAAAGAGAAGAGGGTATAAACCTATTAGAGCAAACATTAGAGCGTTTAAACGGCGGTAAACAGATAAGTGATGCTACTCGTAAAAAGGCTACTGCTACTATCGTAAATACTCAAATTGCAGTTATAAGTGAGAGTAAGGATAAGCTACGTCAACGAAACAATGTCAGGAGTATCTCACAAAGTTTTGAAACCATTTCGGAAGATAATCGATTGGCACCAAAGTCATTAAAACCATTTGATTATACAGACTACAATATCAAAGCTGAAATTAACAAAGTCGGAGACCTTGAAGCACAAAACTTTCTAACTGTGGCCGGAAGGGATATTTTAGAGAAATACAATTTTATTGAAAAGGTGGAGACACAAGAAACGGAAGTTCCGGAAGATCTACGTAAAGGAGTTATGAGAATCGGCACCAGCACATATAGAGGAAGTAAACAGGATGCTTTTCTATCCACAGATAAAGAGTTCAAATATTTATCGCTCATTCTAATTGGTCCTAATCGTGCAGGTAAATCTACATTAATCGGGAACCTTTCTTATGACACTGTAAAAACTGGAGAATGTACAATCATTTTTGATTACATTGGAAATTGCGAATTAAGTGATGAAGTTGCAGCACTTTTTCCACAAGATAAAGTGTTGAATGTAGACTGTAATGATTTTACAAAACTTCAAGGTTTAGGATATAACGAGGTTGAGGTAAGCGCGGATCCATTCATTCAATACGACAATGCCAAAAAGCAAACAACTCAATTAATGACTTTGGTTAACTCAATCAACACTTCGGATACTCATTTATCACCTAAAATGGAGCGTTATTTAACGGGTGCTGCATTGGTGGTCTTTATTACTGGTGGAAGCTTTCGTGATGTATTCGAGGTGCTTAACGACTATGAAACAAGACATCAGTTTTTAAACAAAGTACCAAAATATCAATACGAAAACATGAAAAAATACATGGTTAGCTTGAATGAATTAGACGATTACGACAAAGATGGTATTCTAAAAGGCACAAAACTAAATTTAATCGTAGGCATTATTGACCGTTTAAATAAACTAGAGGCAAACACATACATGGAATTAATGCTTAAGAAATCTACAGCTAATAACTTCAATCTTGTGGAGGAAATGCAGAAAAGCCAATTAATATGTATTCGAATGCCGGAGCATATGTTCACGACAGATAATGAAAAAGATGTGTATTGCACATATTGGATGACTAAGATATGGATGGCTTTGCAAATGAGGAAACGCAAATTCAAAGAACTTTATCCAAACGGTGACGAGCACAGGAAACACATGACAAAGGTTAATTTGGTCATTGACGAATTGTACCAGGTAGAGAATACAGAAAAATTCCTATCAACTAAATTAAGTCGTCTTCCTAAATTCAACATTAAACCTATAATAAGCTGCCATTATTTGAATCAAATTAAAACGATTCGACCAGAGTTAAGAAGTGCAAGTGCGAGTTATATGTTAATAGCTGGATGTGATAAAGAGAATTTTAAGGAGCTCCAGGATGAATTGAAACCATTCGTGCTTGAGGATTTAATGTCATTGAAAAGGTTCCATTCATTGAACCTGATTAAAACGAAAGATAGTTACGGAAGATTTATTACTAAATTACCACCTCCAGTTAATATAAATGTATTTAAAGGAGGTGGAATATTTGAAACGCAAAAAGAATCCGTTCGGCAACTACATGAAAGACTACCAGTCAGACCCGAAATCTTATCGGATGACTTACGATGA